ATAGTAGCCTTGCGTACTTTTTCTTTCAATGTTTCTAGTGTATCATCTGCTCGTACTACAACTTCTGATAAGTTACAAAACTCATTGCTTCGTAGAATAATCTCAGAGCAAGGGTTCGTACCAAAATCATGCTCAGGGTCACGACGACCATTACGACCTGCAATTTTCTGTGCCGCTACACGACTAAACAATCCCCGCTCACCAGACTTAGACTCATATAGATTTTTCATCTCTTGCAAGAACGCTTCAAAATCAGGTTTCTCTGTATATGCTACAGAATTATTTGCAAGTCTGCGCTGACCCTGGTCAACCCACCACTGCCCTGACTTAGCTTTTGACATACGCTGATCTGAAAGATTAGAGAGACTAATCAATGCAGAACGGCGAACACCACCAACTACTACAATATCAGCAATCTTACAGCAAACATCGTGACACTCAATACTTGTCAGTTTACGACCTGCGGCTTTTTGGAATACTCCCACACAGAAACGGAATAAATCTTCCAAAGGCTCTGGGCCGCTTGCTCTACCTCCAAATGTTTTAAGTCTAGCACCTGCGGGACGTACTCGACTCATATCCCATTGAGGTAGTTTACCTGCATATAGCATAGCAATCAACTCACGGAAAGCACTCGCCCACCCTAATTTACTATCACTTACTACGATAGTGGAACTTGTCTTGTGGAATGTTTCAGCAACTTCAGGTAATTTTGCAATAAAATTACGTTCTACACTGAATCCCACACCAGTTCCACACATCAATACATACATTAGCTCGTCAAAAGCTCGTGGGTGATCAATATGTAAATAACTACAGTTAAAACCTGCTACGTTGTCACGTTTCAACGCTTCACCTGCTGTCATCATACAACGCATAGAAGGCATTACTTCTAGCGCATGAATAGCATCCCAGATCTCTTGTCCGTTTTCATCGTCTAACTGCTCTCTTTCCTTGAAGAAGTCAACATAGCGACTGCATGTTTCTTTCCAGGTCTCACGACGTCCTTCTTCGTCTAGCCAACGGGCGTATCTACTCTTATGAATAAAACTTTGATACTGATCCATTATACCATTCTCTCCTCAATATTGGACACATTGTCCTTGCCTATTGCATCATCGCAATATGTTACTAAATCCATCAACTCGTAGTTTTTTAGCAGTACTTCTGCGTTTTCATTCAATTCTTGTATGTACTTGTATTTCCCCTCAATGGGTATACAATCATAAATTGACATGGCATCACCATACTGTTCTATAAGTTGTTGTGCTCTTTTCGGCCCTATGCCGTTAATACCTGGGACATTATCACCTTTATCGCCTGTTAAACACTTAAAAGAGATATACTCTTCTGGTTTAACTTCGTAGTGTTCATGCCAATTATCTATTGTTACCTCTTTCCGAGTAACGTAAGAAAATCTACTTACACCGTCCTGAATCAATAAGTCCCAGTCTCGGTCACTAGATACCAGCCAAATATTTTCTAATCCGTACTGTTTTCTTTGCTTTACAAGGTGGGCAGCAAGATCATCTGCCTCTACACCTTTGTAGCGAAGAACGTCATAGCTTTCTGACAATAATTCTAGTGTTTCTTCGTACTCTTCGAAGAAGTCAATAAATGCTTGCTTCTCTGCTTCAGTTTGTTCCGCATACTTGTCTTTTCGATTTTGTTTGTATTCTGGTAAAATCTCTTTTCTATAGCTAGAGGATCCCCAATCTGCAGTAATAATAACTTTACCACAATTGTAAGATGTTGCTAGAGATCTTACTGTTTCTACATATTGATGTCTAAAATCTGTTCTGCCTTGATGCTTCCACCGAAAAGCTAAGTTTAGTGCATCTACTATGAGTACACCGTTTTGGTTGCGTTCGTTAAAATTAAAAGCCACCTACCCACTCCGTCTTTTCTGTTTTCAACCAATCGTCTGCAAGTAGCACATAACAATTCAAAAAACGAATGTATAAATACTCTATAGTGTTTTCTGGTTTGTTTTCTGTTACTACAAATACCTTGGATCGGTCATATTTAAAAAATAGCATAGGTTTTTGATCACCCCCTGCTGCTTGTACTACAACTTTCTTCCACCATCTGATAAGATTATTCGTTTTGGGTTGCGTGAATATTTTATCAGTAAGAGCAGAATCCTTATAGTTTTTTACCTCTATACAATAATGATTTCTCTGATTAGGGACATATAAGTCCCCTTTCAGATACTCAAGAGCGCCCGAGGCAGGCACTCTCTCAAATTTCAGTCCGGTCGCTTCCCTCAGCATATCCCTTACTAGGTACTCGCCTCTCGCGCCCTTCGCTCTCGAATCTACCATCTTCATCCTCTTCTTTCTTGTCTTGCTTTATGCCTATTGCTTCACGATGGTTTTGTTGCATCCACCACATTCTTCTTCTACCTGCGCTCATACTATTCTAGTCCGCTTATGTTTCCATCCTTGACTACTTCGATCTTTTCTAACAGCGGGTGTGACCAACCGTGAGATACCAAATAGGTATTTAGATCTTCTCGAAGTAGAACTTCTACTAATCGTTCTTTCCCTACATCGTCCAGAACACTAATTACTTCGTCTAAGAACAATATATTGATTTTAGACTTCGAGATACTACTCATTAGTTTACGAATTGCTATCAGAGTAGCAGTGTTTACCCTTGCTAATTCACCCGAGGAAAGGGCTAGAATGTCAACTATATTACCATTATCGGTAATCTGAACATTTAATTTGTCGTTTGACACTACAAATTCGAGAGTAAATCGTCCGTCAGAGAGTTCAGCCAAGTATGTATTAGCCAGTTCTTCTAACTCTCCAACCAGATTTTCTATCTTGTACGCGAGTAACCCATTTGTACTAAAAGATTTTTTGAGAATATCTAACTCTGTTTCGAGTTTTTGATTTTTTGCAAGGTTATCTTTGTACTCTAATTCTTGAGCAAGAAACTCGTCTGTTTGCTCCTGTATAATTTGTATACGGGTGTTTAGTTTTGTTCGTCTTTCGTTCTCGGCTGCAATTTTTGCCACTTGCTTTTTTGCTTCTTCAAGTCTGCTTTGAACATCGGCCAGTTCGCTTTCAAGCTGTCCTTTATCCAACGTAGCTGTCCGCAGAGATTTGTCGTAGGAGCGGTATAGGTCTTCCCAAGTCTTTTGGTCTTTTTCATTTTGTTCAAAGATTGCATTATTCGCTTTAATCTCTTGAATTTGAGGACGAATTTTCAGAGCTTTGTTGTGGGCTTCATCACGCTTTACGCGCTCCACTTCAATCATTGCTGTCTCCGCAGAAACATCAATAGATTGACCACAAGTAGGGCATTCATCAGAAATTTTCTCTAATTTATCCAAAGTCCGTTGAGCACCCGTAGCGACTGCTTGCAAAGACCCCAGCTCTTCTTGTAAATCATCGTAAGACTCCCAAGAAACACTACTAGAAGAGATAGCACCGATGTCTATCTTGTCGAGCTGCTGTTTATAAAAATTATTTTGTTGGATTTTTTTATTTTTTTCGGAAATATTTTCAATTTCTACTGATAAAGAACGCATAAGTTTCTCATCTTCAGATGTGTCAATATCTAAATCCAGCATAGGTAGTATGGATGTATCATCCAATTTATTTGTTTCTAACCATTTTTCAACAGTTGCAAGTTTCCCAGATATGGTACTTGACGTATTTGATACCTCTCTTGACGCGCTTTTAAATACTTCGAATAATTCAACGTACTTTTCTAAGTGTAAAAGATCAATAAGAAACTTTTTACGATTTGCATCTGTAGCAGTTAGAAACTGTAAACTCGCATTAGTATTTTGATATACTAGCTGCGAGAACGTTTTAAAGTCAACTCCTAGAACCTCCTGAAGGCTCTTATAGGTATTAGTAGCCGTATGGCTAGATATATCAGTACCGTTCTTTTCGAGTTTGACTTTAATGTTTGTTTTGCGATTGACAGTGATTTGATAGGTATCTTCATCTTTGGTGAAAGATAAAGATATACTATAACCATCATTCACATAACGATTAGGAATGTCTGCTTTTTTGATACCTTTAGAGTTTTTGTTATACAATGCTTCCTCAATGATTAACGGGATAGAGGATTTCCCCATCCCGTTAGTACCAAGGATTTGTGTAACAGTATTATCGTCTAATTGTAACTCATTACCAGAACCATAACTAAAGCAGTTATCCCATTTCAATGTTTGTAGTGTAATCATTGTATGTTCCTATGATGTCTGGTATTTTATCAGGATTAATTTCTAGTATATAAGTCAGATACTCTACTAGTTCTTCTTGCACGCTCATTTCTTTATCCATAATAAGGGATGCTTCTGACTTTCTTTTCACTACTTTTTTATCTAGCAGTTCTGAGTTCTTTACTCCAGCTAGATCTTGCATATCCCCTTCTACTTCGTAAATAGTGTGGTCGTATTCGGAGGGAATCATTTCATCCTCACTACTAACTGTCTTACGAAGCAGTTGTGGCAGTCTAAACTCTTCCCATAGCCAAGTCCAGTCCTGTTCGTTGATAAGTAGGTATCCTGTTTTTACTCTACTTCTATGGAAAGAAGTAGTCATGGGACTACCTGGATATACGATATTTCTTTGTGTATTACTATGACTATGTAAGTCGCCTGCGAATACTACAGGAAAATCTTCTAGTAAGTCTAGGTCGATTTCTGGTTTAACGTGTGGCGGAATCTCTCCTCGGACATGGGTGAACAGAGGCTTTGTCTTATCAAAATGTTCCAAGATACCTTTTCTATGCAGATCAGCGTAAGGTAATATGCCATAACCCAAGTCTGAATCTATGTATGATATATCTACTACATGAATCAGTGGATTAATGTCTCTGGAAACTTGTTTTAGCTGAGAAAAGAAAGTCTTATGTTTCTTTGTAGCCTCATGGTTTCCGTCATAGATAATGGTTGGAATCTTTACTCTTCGAATAAAAGAAAAGTAAAGCTCCAACTCTTCCATGTTCGGTAGGCGATCAAAGAGATCGCCACCGATTATGTGCATATTACAATCTTTCTCTAACTCATAGATCTGGTCAAAGAACTCTTGATAGCGAACTAAAGCCCAATTAACTGGGACATTTTTCTGTCCCAGTTTTATGTGCCAGTCTGCTGTGAAAAGAATCATCCTACATTAAACTCGGCGTCAAGAGCTTCGTCATCAGTCTCGTCACCGTGGTTACGAACTCGATCGAGCAACTCTTTCTGAGCATCAGCAGTAGGGCGAGGCATCACATCATCCATAGATTTTAGATCTGCAATAGCTTCACGCTCTTCATCGGTTAGAGCACGAGGCTTACACTTCAGTGCTTGCAACTGATACTCTACGTTGTAGGGAAGAGGCCCTGTTTTTACTCGCTTGAAACAAATGTCCCAACCAGTATCGGGGTTAGTAGGATCTCCCAGGTCTTCGGCGGCAGTAATGATTTGCTCCCACAGTTTTTTCTTGAGATTTACTACTTTTACTTCACCGTTGTCGATGCACTGAGTAGCGTAGCTCCAGCCACATTTTAGGTCGGGATAGTACTCGCGAACCCAGTCTTTTTCTTGATTATTGAATCGCTCAGAGTTTCTATCAAAAGATAGACACTCCATGGGAATGTTTTTACCGTTCTCACCTTGAATCCAGTAGACATAACGTGCAAGAATGTCGCCAACTACGCGCATCTTGTTGTCACCGTCTTTGTATTGAAAAGATGAGATTGAGGATTTTTGGGCTCCGCCCGTTTGCTTATTGAATGATAATGCCATTAGTGTATAGTCTCCAGTGTGACTTCTTCATAAATTAACGTTATTTCGTTCGATGATATTATGAGTAGCCTGTTGTCGTTAATTGTTTCTAGAGGCACTGGACAATGCAGTGTATCTAGTGTGGTTTTTTGTGTTGCAAAATACTCCGCTGTACTTCTAAGAGAAGCCAGTGCGTAATATATGCAAAGTTCTTTTTGTGTGTACTTATAAGAATTGTAAAGAAGCATTTCTCCATGAAGAAGAAAACTATCGCCTGCGAAGTCTTTATAAGAATATTTATAGATAGGGTCATACTTGTTACGCGGAACCTGACTCTTTACGAGCATATCCATTATCATGTTACAAGCAGCAATATTTCCTTGCGCCGTATCAAAAACCTTCTTCCAATCAAATAAGAGCACTATTATACTTCCTTTTTACCATTTTGTCAAGAATTATTTTTTAAAGGTGTTTCATATTCCAACCCTGCTTCATATAGAACCCGACACGATTGGAGGCTTGTTTTCGAGCCGTATTTCC